AATTTGCAGGTGAATCTGGACCATTGCCAACGTCAACAGGAGTTGAGTTGATAAGATTTTGATCTCGGAACCATTCGTTATAAATCAAATTATAAGCACGTGTATAAAGTGCAGAATGTTCGAGTCCGGCAATGCCAGGAGGAATACCGAGATAGTCTTGTAGTGATTGTTCACCATAACCACCAGCTGGTGAAGTCATAGTAGGAATAATGAAATCTGTTGAATCTCCGGGGTTTGTTTGTTCGCCGTTGAATTTCTCCCAGTTGTTCCAAAGTAATCGAATAGGAACAGCAAAGAAATGTGTGTCCATATTCAAATTGTCCATAATAGGAAATACAGGTGTAGACATACGAGCGAAACCAGTCATTTTTGTATTGAAAGTATCACCAGGTAAAGCTTCATCGACAAATATTGGTACGAGTTGACCAGCATCGAAAGTTGTTTTCATGCCATGAGAACGATCAAATGATGATCGTGGAATATCAGCCTTTGGTACTTGGCTGAATTTGTGTGTAGTAGTTGACTTCATTAGTTTTGCTCCTTGTGTTTAGAAATGAAATGACCTGAATCATGTATAGGATCATATTTGAATGAAGCAGCAACACCAAGATTTTCATTTTCATTATTATTAATAATTTCTCCTGTTTCTATATCAATTGTACCGATTACAAATAGAGTGTAATCGGCAGGAGTTTTTGACCACTGATGTTCAGGATTATTTGCGCATTCAGCAAATATACGTTTTGCCATGCCAACATTAGGAAGTGTAAAAGGTGGAAGAAATGCTTTTGCTGTTGAGTCATATACTGCAAATATAGGATGTTCCATATTGTTTACTCCAAAGTTCGTTTAAGTTGCTTAATTTGAGACTTTTTGCAAATCTCACGATCCGCCAGTCGGCGAGGTGTTGCATCAGCTTTATGAGGCACTGATTTTTTTATACGGTTAAGTTTGATCTGATTAATAACATCAGGATCAGTTAATTCATGAAGTGATTGATAGTATTTTGGCGGCTTCATTTTTTTGCCACGCATTATGACAAAATCATTAGGAAAAATATCAGTATGATATTTGTTAAAAAATAATTTTCCGATTGCAGGTTTGAGTGACATAGTCACATATTCGGGGAGACGTTGAGTTATCTCCCCAGTTTCGTGATCAATTTTTTGATAGTGTTTTTCTGCATTTTCGCCAGTTACTTTTTTTAATACATATCTAGCAGTATAAGCGCAAGATTCAAATGTAACAGCGCCGAAAGTAGCAAGGCCAAAAGGCCAGAGAGAATCGAGAACAGGAGCAGTGTAAAGCGTTCCTGTTTTAGTTTTTTTATATAGTTCCTTGTCTTGAAATCCGAGATTGAAGATGATTGCGTGATAGTGCGGTCTACCGAATTGTTCGCCATATTCACCGCAGTGAAAATATTTAATTTTTTGGTTGGAGAAACGAGATCGTAGTCTTTTGATGAAGTCTTGAAAATCTTTTTTAACAAGCGTTCCACCAAAAGGTAGATTATCTTCGTCATAAGTAAGTGTAAGAAAGATATTATCTTCATATAGTGATGCCTCATGAACACAACGGATTGCCCATTGTCGAGATTTCTCCAAGCGGCAGCCTATACATTGCCCACAGGGTAGGGTGACAGGCATATCTTTATAACCATCCTTAATATTAAATACGATAGGTCTCTTGCCGTTTGGATTGCGAAATCTCGCGCGGTAGCCTTGCAGTGGATGATAGCAAGGCATGATATTACAGTCTGATTCCACCACGCATAGGATTTGAGAAATTTCGCCGGTTTGTTTTCACCGCATTGCGTGTGAAATTGCGGCGTGATTTTTTACGAGACATTTTTCTGCGTTTGAACTTGAACATGGTGTTCTCCTTATGGTTAGTGAGGCCAAAACCCTTCGGGATTAGGGCATTACATGGCCTCGAGGTTTTATTAGAGCATATTTATTGTTTTCTGTCACCTAGAACAGTTACAACAAGAGGGGGACTGTTCTGGTGTTTTTCAGTTGAAAAAAAACCCGCTATTAATCAGCGGGTTATAAATTTGTTGGTTGAAATCTCAACCAACAGGCTCAGGATCAGCTTTAGGAGCTGGTGCTACCGGCTCTGAGACGGATTGTGCTGCCGCAGGCGGAGCCGACGCAGTCGCACTAGGGGTTACCCCCTTGCTCGGCTTTGGCTCTTTAATTAGACCCATCTCAATCGCTTTATCGCGATTTTCAGGGTTATCGACAAAGTCGAGGAATAGTGCAGGATCATTTTCGAATTCTGCACGAATGGAGGAAGGTAGAGAATCAAACATAGCAGTTGCATTCGCAACTATGTTTTGAGCTTGTTGAAAGTCGATGCTAGTAGCATCGCCATAACGTGCTTGATTATTATTTGTGAATTCAAGAATTCCAGTTTGTTGATATTTGGCGAGAATGTTATTGATATCGCATTCTTCTTTAAATTGTTGTTGGGCGGGATTTGATAGGTCCTTTTTTAATTGAACGCGTTTGCGTTTTTGGTCGTAAGCCGATTTAAATGTAATCATCAGTAATACTCCTTAATTGTTTTTTTGTTTGTAAGCACGGACAGCAGAAGATCCGCCAGTAATAGAAGAAATAGCGCGATTTATATAACGCATAACCTCGCCATATTTTGTTGTATCAATCTCTCCTTCGAGTTTTGCACCTTTTGCAGAGTTCTGCATAATTGCAGCATTGTACATTGATGTTTGAGCGTCATAGTACTCACGTTTTTGACGTTCGAGATTGATATTATATTGAGTTGAAGATACACCCGCATCCATGCGGGTTTTGTCTGCTTGTTCCTCCATGAGTCTAGTAGCAGCTTTTAATTTTTTTGCTTCTAAATAAATAGAAGCAGCTGACGAACCAGGTTTGGATGATTGAGCAGACCCAGAGGGTGAAGAAGCTCCGCGTCCTCCAGTTGCGGAGAGTATAGGATTAAGTCCAGCTTTTTTTAAATCAGCAACTTCACGTTGATGAGCAGTGCTGGACATTTTCTCTTGAAATTGTTGTGTTTTATATCGTTGATCTTCGGCGGCCATCCAATCAATAAGGCCGCCTCCAGCAGCTCCTACTACACTTGAAAAGTCCATAATATTTCCTTAAAAGTGGTCGATTAGCCCGGGAACGCCGTATATAGGCATAGGTCGAGCACAGCGCATGCTGAAATAAGAATCGAATATGAAATGTGGTTCAGAAGGCACAGCCAGAATTCGAGACATCGGTGGAGTTTCATGAATGAATGTTGAATTTAATACTGGTGCGGCTGCAAAGTCTTGGGCTAAATGCCACGCATCTAGTGATACAGCAGATGATGATCTGAACTTACCAGTAATATTTGAAGGTTTATATCTATATTCGGCATACCGCTCTTGATATCCAAAAACGATGTCATCGTTTGCGGTACCGTCTGCGAATATTTCACCTTGTAGAACGGCTTGTTCGCCGATATGAGAAAGTGCTGGCCAGAAATAATCGTAGCGAGTACTGCGAGAGAATTGGCGTTGTAATCCTTGCTGATATGTCAAATCAGCTCGTACGGAAACAAGTCCAAGAATGATGCAATGTTCAGTAAATGATTTTTGGAAACCATGATTATGAAGTGTGGCTGTAGCCATAGCAGCCAAGTTTCCTTGTGGTGATGTTGCATCTGTTGATGAAGTTTGTGCGATCGGATTAATGTTAACAGGTGAAGTACCACCACCAAGATATTCAGGACGTTGTAATCGTGAATCAGGTGAAGTTACTCCGAAATGAGATTTGATTATTTCGGTATATCTAGAACCACCTCGCGCGTCGCGCTCAAGCATTTTTTGTATTTGGAAAGATTGACGTAGTTGGTTAATAGTTGCTGCTGTAGCTGATGACAAATCAGCTTCTAGACCGGATTCATTGCCAACAGTAAGATTTGTTGTGGCAGATACAGAACCTAGTAAAGCAACATTGCTTGCACCTGTACCAACATAGCCTTGTAGATTTCCATCAGTGAGTCCAGTTCCAGAATAAGTAGGAACGTTACCAGTAGAAATAACAGGAGCTGTATTTCCAAGAGGCATATCAACCGAATCGCCCTTTTGAGGCCAAGGCAAACAGCTGGTGAAATAGTCATGACGTTTTCCCCTTCTACGAAGAACATAATTTGCAGGTGTATCTGGACCATCGCCAACGTCAACAGGAGTTGAGTTGATAAGATTTTGATCTCGGAACCATTCGTTATAAATCAAATTATAAGCACGTGTATAAAGTGCAGAATGTTCGAGTCCGGCAATGCCAGGAGGA